CGGTTACCGCCACCAGTAGCAATCGTTGCTCCTAAAAATTTTTCAGCATTGAAATCATCATGGCCTGTTGAGTAGTTAGATGCTGGGTTAATAAAAGCAGAATTGGCTATGTAATTATAGTTTCCATTAACATCTCGCTTTGCCACGCCGAACATACCTCTGTCTGTTATGGCATTCGTAACATCCAATTGTTCTGGCTTAGCTGCCACAAACACTCCATGTGTTCTATCTACAGCTGAATGCTGGCCACCAAGAAGACCGGTAGCTGTATTCGTACTACCGAATAATCCCATACTTGTTGATTGAAAATTAAGGTACCCAGCTGCAGCCGTTGTAAAGGATAATGTAAATGTTGATTGTGTAGAGGATATGGCTTGACCATCGGTCACACTAAACGTAACGGTGCCTGAAGTAGTTGTTGCAGATGCCTGATTTTTAGGTGTGATTGTAAATACATTATTTGATTGTGATAAAGTTGCCAATCCGTCAAAGTTTGTGTCTGCCGTAGCAGAAAAGGTAAGAGTAGAACCACTATCAGCATCAGTTGCAGTTAATGTAACTACCGTATTAGTACCGCTACGTGATAATTTGATTACACCTTCCGGTGTAAGTGAAAGAGTAGGACTTGCATTGACTGTTGCAACTGGTGCCCAAGTTGTACCAATCGAAACGTACAGTTTATTATCCGAAGTAATGTAACCAAGATTACCTTCGTTATCAAGCGCAGATGATGGTAAATCACCGATGCTATCATAACTGGTAACACCTGCTCCTCCGCCTCCACCTCCAGCACGAGCTGAAACATATGCTGAATCGATTAAAGCAAGCACTGCAGCAGAATCTGTGCCACCCAAAACTTCTATAGTAGAAGAATCATAAAAGTTAGGTTCAATTTTAAGGCCAGCTGATCCTAACAAAGCTGCAATATTTCTATTCTTGCTCATATAATTTTCCTTCAAAAATACTTTACACTATTTATACAAAATAGAAGTTAAAAAAAGAGGCAGCCGAAGCTGCCTCTCATTTTATTAATGTTTCGTTTCTTATGCGCCGAGGATGTTATCCACGCGGAAGATACGATAGTACTGGTTTGCCTTTACTGATGAAGACAAATCATCTTGTGGTGTGGCTGTCACGAATGGATTTGGTACCATACCGTAACGAGTCTTAAAGCCAATCTTTGGCTGGAAGGTGTCCTCACCAACCGCACGAACCATCGTTAATGGTACGTATGGGCAATAGAAGAGACCAGCGTCGTATGGGTTTGTGCCCTTATAACCGACGTTGATGTAATCTGCTGTTGCATATGGGTCAATGTATACACGCATACGACCGTTTAGAGTACCTGCAAATGTATTGCCTGTATCGTCAACGTTCAGTGTTGTATTCATTGCTGGAGCGTAGTCCAACATACCTGAAGCTGCAAGAGCTGAAGCTACGTCAGAAGAACAAACCATGAAGTTACCTTTACCACGACGTGTTTCTTTAGCAATGACGTTTGACTCACGCTCGATCTGCAGAATCAGACCTTTGAACTTTTCAACTGACCAACGACCATCTGCATCTGTTTGCAGATCGAAGATACCGTTGATAGCTGTGTTTGTCTGAAGACAACCTGTCTTAGCTTGTGAGTTGATTGAACGCACAACCTCACGGTTGATTTCAGCCATGATTTCTGTTGACAGAATGTTAGCTAGCTCTGTCTCAGCATCCAGACCATGAATTGCTTTCAGGTCCTGTGCCAATTCCAAGCTATATTCTGCTTTCAGTGCACGTGACTTTGCAGTCACAGTAGCTTTATCGATTGTAAAGCCCATTTCAGCGAACTGCTCTCCACCTGATACACCGAGTGCTTCAGCTTCTGCAGTTGTGTATGGATCGATATTTGCTGCAGGATCTGCACGATCGTTATCGATGCTTGAATCAGCAGCTGCGTCAGTGATACCGTCAAGACCTGAAGGTCCGCCAGCTGGGTGAGAAGCTGTTGATGAGTCACCTGAGAAGTTTGAGAGTGGCTCTTGGAATAGTGCTTCTGTACCTGCGCCGCCGTTATCATTGTTATTAGCGCCTGCTTTTGTTGTCTTATAACGTGACTTCATCGCGAAGATGAGGCCAGTTGGACCAGACATTGGCTGAACACCACAAATGTCGTATGCCATAAGATTTGGCATTGCACGACGTACAAGCGCGATCAGTACTGGGTTCCAGTTCTGTACGTTTGCAACATTGTTTGTTGGTGTTTCGTTAAGCATCTGACCTTCTTCGATCAGTGCTTGCTCTTGGTTTTCAAGAACAGCTGCAGTTACAGCTTTCTTGTGATGATCTTGAATGTTACCCGCTGACTCTGAGTTCAGAACCGGGGCCCATTTTTCAATCAGCTTATCGTAAGATACTACGTTTTGCATTTTGGACTCCCAAATTATTTTGCTTGTGTTTTTTCGATTGCTGCAAGATACTGAGCCATAGATCCTGTGGACTCAACGACTGGTGTGTCGTCATTGTCTTCTTCAATATCAGCGGACTCAGATGCTTTTTTGGTAAAATATGATTCTTTTACAGTTTCAACTTTCTCTGCGAAAGTGTCTTCTGATTCAAAATCAATGTCTGCTACCAAATTCTTAAGTTTTTCTACTTGCGTTTCAGCAAGACCAGTTGAATGCTCACGAATAATTGCATCGCGCTTATATGTCTCTAGCTCTTCAGCCATAGCCATTGATTTTGCGATTGCATCATTGTGTGCTGTTTCCAGCTCTTCAACTTCGGCAGCTAGCTCGTCAACTAGATCGACTTTAGACTCAGGCACTTCGATGTATGATTCTGTGAACAAATCTTTCAGAGAGTTCATAAACTTCTCTGCAATTTCTGTACGCAGACCAGCTTCGACAGCGACCTTGTTGTCTTCCATCCACTGCTCAACTACGTAGTTCAGGTAGTTGTCGACCTTTTCAACGAGATCTGACTTAGTAGATTCAATTTCTTCTGCCAGTTCTTCGTTGTATTTTGTTTCGAGACGATCAACCTCTTCCATCAGCTTTGATTTAATAGCTGCTTCAAAGATTGTTTCTGCTTTCTGCTTGAACTCTTCTGACAGAGTGGCTTCATCATTGATCAGTGCATTCAGATCTTCTGAGAAGTCAGCCTGATAGTCTAGTTCAGGTGCTTCAGCTACAAAATCCCCTTCGAATGTATCTTCATCTGTGCTTTGCATCAGAGTTGTCAATACACCAGAAAGCTTTTCTTTAGGCATGCCTTGCATTGCGCCGACAGCTGCTGACATCATGCCAGCCTTTGTCTTAGGCATTGGATCTTGTTTTGTATTGTCGCCTTTACGAGTAGGTGCCTTTTTAGTGGCTTCACCTGCTTTATCGGTAGCTGCGACAGACTGAGCTTCGGCATTTTTAGGATCATGAGTTCCTTCTTCCACGACTTCGTCCGTTACTTCGTCATGGAGTTCAACATCCTGATCTTCGATTTGATTTTCATCAGTCATAATTGACTCCCTATATTTTAGTTTTGAGTAACGAGAGGAAATTCTTAAACTCACGAACCTGTGTCTCATAGAGGTCGGCACGTGGAGCTTTCTTAATTTCAGTCTCCATTTGTTCAATGTGTTTAGCTTCAATGATGCCGTTGTTCCATACCCACTCTACACCTTCCATAACCCCATTAACAAAAGCTGAGGGTGCAGATGGATCCTGTACGATGTCAACTGCGTTCAGGAGAAAATCATCCTTCACGTACATCGCGTCACCACGTCTTTCTAAACTTCCCATACCACGAGTCGAGACGCCTAATCGAACGCCGCCATCGAGAAGACCTTTTACAATCTGTCCCATCGGAGTTTCCAATATAGTCGCCTTACCCACAACATCGTTACCTTTAAAATCTAGGCGTTCGATCTTGTGAGAAACTTTGTCTAAATTAACAGTCGGTCCTTCAGGGTGATTTAGTTCACCAACAGCCCGTCCCCTTTTAACTTGCTCTGTATTGTATTTGTTCAGAGCACTTTCCATGACGGGTTTTGGATATATACGACCGTTACGATTCTTTGCTTCTGCTTGCATGAAGATACCTTCGATGGCATACTTCTTATTGCCCTTCTCATCAGCCTCTGTTAAGACTTCAAGATTATTTTCAGTATATTCTGCAATCAGTTTCATTTTTTTAGTACCTTCACGAATTCAGTAGCTGCTTTTTCTGCTTCTGCTTTCGATCTATATTTGTCTAGTCTATCGCCGTCAATATATGCAACGAATCCAGTTCGTTCTTTGTATATCATTATCTGGATTCTACCAAGTTTTTTATTGAGGACTAATTGTCCCTCTGGTTTTCTTCCAGTTAATTCGCGAATTTGACTAAATAGTTTCATTTTACTTTATTTATACTTTTTTAAATTTTTAATTCGAATCAAGATTCTTCAGAATCTTCATCTTCTTCATCATCGGTTTCCCATTCGAGTCCTTCATCATCGTCTTCACCATCTTCGTCGTCCATATCGAGTTCGTCATCAGGATCGGGCTCTTGTAAGTCCTCATCTTCCATTTCGACCTCTTCGACATCATCATCCTCCATTTCTAGAGCTTGATCGATCTCATCATCAGTGACATCATCATCTTCTACACCATTGTAAATATTATCTGCTAAACGGATTTGTTCTTGATCTAATAGATCGTTCATCTTAACAGTCATAATTTCGCCAAACGTTTTATTCGCTTGATTATAATCTTGATCCAATGCTCTTTGGATCAGTTCTTTCGTCATTTCACTCATCTATTATCTCCTACTGGCTTGAGCTCAAATTTTTGTGCAGGTGCTTCCTGCTCTGGTTCTTCATCTTCATTTTCAGCCTCTTCACCGCTGATCTCTTTATCAATGCTTGCTATATCCTCATCAGACAACCGCAAAACATTTTTTTGTACCCATTCTTTTGAGAAGTATTCACCTACATAGTTTTGTACTTGATCGAGAGTCTGTAATCTTTCACGTAACATTTCAGCGTCACGTAATTCTGTAAAGTGGTTATCACGAACATAATCAATCGTGATATCGTTTTTCCATTCTTCCCAATCTTCTTCGGTAATAATACCTTTCATCACTAACTGTGTTTTCAAAATACCGTAAAATAAGTGTGCAAATCTATTTCTTAAACGATCAATAAATTTCTGAAACTTTAATTCGTCACGATTTACTTCAGTCGAACGACCTAAACTAAACTGTGCTTCTTGTTCTAAACGATTGATTGGCACGTTGAGTGCACGATATACTTTCTTTTGAAAATAAATGATGTCATCGATCTGACCTAAGTTCTCACCACCTGGCAATGTGCTGATCTCAGTACCTTTACCGCCCTCACGGCGTGGCAACCAAAAATCTTCGAGTAATGACTGATGCTTGCGATCATCTCTGATCTCACCAGTTTTCGCATCGTATACAAGCTTATTACGATACTTTGTCATGATCGACTTTAGATATTCTTCTGACTTACCACGCGGCATGTTACCAACGTCAATATAGAAGATACGTCTTTCAGGTGCACGAGCAAGACGATAGATAACTAATGAGTCTTCCATCATACGAAGCTGGTTAATTGGCTTCAAGCCTTTATGTAAATGAGATACAATCTTCTTACGATCTTCGCTTAACAAACCAGACGTAACGTATGATACAGAATCTACAGTCATCTTAATGCCTGAGTTTGATTGACCAGGTTTTTCTTGGAATATAAAAAACTCTTCGGTCTTATCAACTAATTTAGCACCAGTTAGTTCGTCTTTCTTATATTTTATTTTCTTGACCTTGCGCATCTTAGCTGCATCAATTGGTCGAATCTCTTGTATACCCTCTTTTGGATTTTTTTCGTTTACAACAAGATGGTGATATAAACGGCCATCAACGTACCAACGACGATAAATGTCGTAGCCTATTTCTTTGAAGTTCAACATGCCATATATGGTGTCGAATTCTTCTTTAATTACTTTTTTGATTCTATCGGGAGCTTTAATATTATCAAGATTAATATCAATATTTTGTTCTAATTCAGATCCACTAATAGATTCGTTAACAATATCTTCGATAGCAGCATCAACTTCTGGATGCATAGCATTGCCACGATACTTCATAATTAACTGATAATTATCTTTTGAATCGTCGCCGTCTAAATTTAGATATTGTCCATAATGTGTACCAGAAGCAGTAGCATAACTTCCACCTTCGTCGTCCCGTGGAGGAACGATAGATGGTAGCTTCTCATCTTCTTTCTTTTTAGCCTTCTTGATTTCAAAACCAAATAAGGTTAAAGCTTTATCTGATTGTTCTGCCATATTTTCACTCAGTTAGGATGAGAGAGGCGCGAGATTGCGCCTCTCTATCTTTATATTTATGTTGTTGTGTCAGTCTCAAAATACTGATACGCGAACGTTACCTGGAATCTTTCGATCTCATCGTTTGACGCATATGCCAAATCGATTGGTGACATATCCTGTGGGAACGAACCTCTAAATGTGTACGTCTTGAGGATATCACCTGAACGATCGAGTTGTTCGACTTTCAGGTCTGCTTCGTATGCAATTGGTGATGTCAAACCAGTATTTGCACTATGTGCATTCATACCGTTCATCCATCTTTCCATTGAGTTGCGAACTGCAAAATCAGTATCGTTGATGATTGTGACTGTCCACACATCAAACGTACGATCACCTGCAATCTTCAACTGACGTCCACGGAATGGGACAACAATTTGTCCGACAGTGGAGCCTGGAAGTTGAGCTGTCTCACACAAAAACGATGTAAGTTCAGCGTCTCCATTTGCATAACCAGGAAAGTTAATCGTTGCTTTAAAGAGGTTAGGGCGTGCGCCACCGCCTCTTAGCTTCGACTTGAAATCATCTACTCCTAAGATAGCCATTTTTTACCTCCTTATACCGTGCCAACTACTTCTTCGAAGTCAACACCAGTTCGGACAGCTACAAAGTTTAGAGTGATGTAGTTGATCGAGCGGGCTGGCTTGATGAAGATATTAGCGATGAACTCATTACGGTCAACGACTGCTGGAGTATTGTTTGTTTCGTCACAGACGACGCGGAAATCGGTGATACCACGACGACCTCTTACTTCCCGAAGAACGGGCTCGACGATGTTAACAAACTCAGCGCGAGTAAACTCGTCGTTGAATTCGAAGAGTGCTTGCTCAGCTGCTCTACCGATCGCGCGCTCTAGTACCAAGAACAAGCGACGTACGTTAATACGATCGAATGCTGATGGACGTCCAAGTTTTGTCTTATCACCGAAGAGCAATGAGCCTTGACCTGGAATGTTCGCGATTGGGTTTACGCTTGCCTTATACAGTGTATCTCTCTGTCCCTTTGTTGGGGTCCAGCTCAATGCAGTAATACCGAGATATTGACCGCGACGAGAGCCAGCAGGAGAGAACCATGGTGCACGATTAAGATCTGTTGCGGCCATAATACCTGCAGTTGAGGAAGCAGCTGGGATTTGAATGTACTGATCGTTAAACTTATCATATACCTTTAAGAAGTTGCCATCAGCAACGAGATATGATGAATTAGTCATCTGATTTGCAGTAGCTACAATATTAGTGGTAATTGATGCTGCGTTAGTTAAACCAACAACGTCGTCACGAGCAGGTGATGCACAAACTACACAGTCTTTACGTAGTGACTGAGCTGTTGTGATCAGATCGTTGACGATTGTTACATGATCAGTAGATGTTATCATAGACGGTGCAATCAAGAAGTCGACTTCTACGATGTCACGATCTTCGTATAAATCATATCCGTTCAAGTATTCGCTTGTAGTTAACAAACCAGAGTTTACGCCATTTTCTAAATCATGAACCTTAATGGCTCGCTCAGCATGACGTAAAATGAAATCGTCACCAGAATCGATTGTTTGACCAGCATCTTCTCCTGGTGTATTCAAATAATCTGAATCGTGATTGACCATCTTGATAAAATCAGAACGTTCGTTGACGATATCGATTGCGTAGTTTGTGCTACCATCAGCCAGTTTAGCATCTGATGCTACTGACATAAATGGATATGTTTCTAGGACTTCACCTTTAGTACCAGTTAATAGACCGTTTCTATCAACAACAACTAGATGCATTTCATCATTTGCTGCATTACGATCTGCTGCGTATACTGATGTTTGAGGTGCTGCGTCGAATTCATCTTTGTATGCCCAATTGTCAAAGATTGTTGAGTTTGCTGAATCAGCTGGACAAATCTGAACTTCGAGGCTATTACCTAATTCACCTGCGCACTTCGCGATGAATGTGTGACCTGTAGTGTTCAGAGTTCCATATTGATTATCAAAATCGTCATTGTTCTTTACAAGTGGTGCTGTAAGTGTGTTACTCGCTGACTGTGGTGTCGTTGAGTGTGCATTTTTGGCAGCAGCTGTGGCTTCTCGCGTTACGAAGGCTGAGCTTGAATAACGCAGGAAGTAATTAGCAGAATGCCAATCGATGGTGTTATCAGAGTCTGGAGTAGCAAACGTATTCACTAATTCGGCTTCGTTTGCAACCGCTACTCGCTCTCCGATAGGTCCCCATCTAAAGTTGCCAACAATTGCGCCAGTAGTTGACTGTACGTTTGGAACGCCACCAGTCAGATCTATCTCTTTGACGACAACCGCTGGACTTGCAGACGGTGTTGAGAGTGCCATTTTATCTTCCTTCTAAAAAATTATATGTTCCATAATACGATTAGTCAACTTGCTATTATTTATAATATTACAAATTTGGATCATATTCTATAGCCCAACCTTTGGCTAATCTGTCTTCTTCAGTTTCAATGGCTGCGATAGCTTCAGAGCCATCATCTACAAAACCGAATGGAACGATATCATCTTCCATTTCTTTAATTCTATTCTCAAACAAAAGTTTCTTCATATTAATATCTGTCATATCTAAGAAGTAACTACCAGTCGTAAAATAACCAAATAATACAAGATTCATAACTAAATCGTCATGGTTACCATCTGTTGCTTCAAATGATTGTCCTCTTGCCTCAAACGTAGAAATCTCTAGTATGGTTTGTTCATCGACTATTTTTAATTTGCCATTTTCTAATATGTCTTTAAACGAAGAACAACCTAACCTCTTCGTCTTACGAGTGATTTCGATGCCTAATGCATTTGCTTTTGTTAATGATTCTGCATGCATATTTTCGTACTCAAGGTCATGCCATAAGCCATTACAAACTAAAGAGCCTTGATCATTTGACTCAATAACTACATATGCATTATTGTAGACTTTTGCATATTTATAGATAACATTAGGGAAGAGTAATGGAGAGATAGTGTTATTGCGATATACAGCAACCTGTGTGAATGGGCGAACGCTAATATCGATCAAATTAAATGTAGAGTAATCCTGTCCTCTTCCCTTACTCACGTCTACGGTCATCACATATTGATGATCCTTAATCGGTTCTTCGTATATGTTAAGTAAACCACCTTCGAGTGATCTGATTGGATTACTGGCCCTCAAACTCATCAAGCATTCGGCATTTATGAGTGTATCTCCAGTACCAAAAAACGTATTACCAAATTCTTGATCAAATTGTAATTGGCTTGTATTGCCGATGGTTTCTGCTTTCCAAGTCTCATCACGTCCAGGTACATCATGCCAGTCAACTCGAAATGGTTTGAATTGATTTACTCCTTGGACAGCTCCTTCCCAAATTTTATGAAACTGGTTACCAATTCCGTTAGCTGTCGATGTAACGATAATTTTAGTGTCTGTGCCTGCTGAAACAACTGGATACGTTGAGGTATAAAATTCTGCAGCACGCTCAACAAAAGCAAACTCATCAAGATAAAGTAGATTAACAGACATGCCACGAATAGAACTACCGGAAGTAGCAGAAGCGATAATCCTGGAATTATTACTAAATTCCAAAGATCCTTTATTAAGAGCTTTGTTACCAGGTTGTAAGAAGAATGGAATGTTCTCGAGCATAAGTGTAATGCGTGACAACATCTCACGCGCAGTCGCGCCCTTGTTCGCCAAGACGGCCACAGTTTTTTCGGGATTAAAGAGCGCGAACCATAGTAAATACGCGCATGCTGATATTGATTTGCCAGATTGACGACATGCGAGAACGACATTGAAACGATTCTCCTGAAAATGTTCAAACATTTTTTGTTGATAAGGATAGAGTTTAAAATTTACTAAACCTTTATCAAGAGATATAACCTTAACATACGTCTCTGCAAAATAGATTGGATCGAGCATACATTTTTTATATTCATTGACAAGTTCAGGAGTCCAATTTTGTTGCACTCCATCACGTTTGACATTAGGATTCCCCAGATAGCTTTGTAGCTGGTTCAGCATCAATCACATCACTTTCTCTAAGCATTTTCTGTAAATCTGCAGTCGAACCAACGTAAAAGTTATTCTGTTGATTCTCTACCTGTTTTACTTCTTCTCGCTTATCCATTTCTTTTTGTTTTTTATTTAAGTCCATCAGCCGATCATTAACGTCAGATACATTTTTGATCATGCCAGATAGGACTTCGTAAGCACGAGGGTGCTCGCTTTCGCGAGCAACCTCTATCATGTTTTCTAAGGCATCTTTACCTTTTTCTATGAGTTCATAATATGTCTCGCGCGAATAATCGTAATCACTCGTTACATTATCTTTTTCTTTGCTCATTTTAATGCGCCTTAAATGTTCCTCTACCACTTGTTGGAGGACCATAATGAACTTGTCCTTCAGTCTTAATAGTAAGACCAAACTTCATCTTCGGATATGCGCCTGCTCGTGTAGCCTGCACAGCGTATGCATTTGACCAATCATCTGTACCGTCATATGATACAGAGGAATCAGACCAGATTGGCGATAAGTACATGTAATATGGATCTTCTGTGCCTTCGAGTGGTACACCTGGTCGTAAAGCATCACTTACACCAGCTGAATCATCTGCTGGATCAAATGATGAGTGACTAGCCTTCTTACCAACATTATTTGTGTCAGTTGCGTGTGCTTTTGCCCACACGCCGTTCATTCCCCAGAATAATCGATTTTCTCCGAGTGAATCTGATACTCCATCAATAGCGATCATAAGTATATCACCCGGTTGAATCATATTAGCGGTATCGTTTTTATTTTCTACCGAAACATTTGTACGATACAGAGTTCCTTGATTCGAACCATCGAAAGTAATTAGATCTTCGTTATTACCAGTTCTATCGTCACCCGATATCATCAACAATTTCGAAACGAGATCTATACTAAATGCTCTACCAACAGCTGCTGTATCCATACCACCGCTCAGCCAATTTTCTGGAGCAATCGTTAATTGTAATCCACCAGAAGCATGTCCTTGATTTCCATCTCTACCGTGTCTACCTACAGTTGCAACAGCAGGTGGAGTATTTAAGTTAGCATCCATCAAAGTTGGTACGCTATCGATGTGTACTTCGAAATATGTACGTGTGTTGCTTTTGATAGGTTGAGATACGAGTGCTTCACCTCCTACACCCATTGTGCCAGGTGTTGGATAGAATCCCCAGTCAAGATAAGATACACCTCCAAAGAATGCATCAGAATCAGCATTACTTCTATCAAATGTACCGCGAGCTGTAAATACATGTGATACTTCGCCATCACTATCGATGTCATGAATCAACGGTGGTACAAACTTTGTTGCTGAATACCCAAAGAAACCCTTACCTGTATTCGGATCATTAAATGTCGTACCAAGACCTAATCCGTTTGGATTAAATGAAATCTGTCTCGACAAACCGGGGTATGCTTGAGCAAGAAGCTGCAAAAGCTGTGTATTTGTGAAAGTTGTAATATTCTGAAAATTACCAGTATTTGTACTAAGTCTTGCATTAGTTGAACTATTCGCTATGATTTGAGCAGACCAAAATCCTAGTGAAACTGTAACTGGTTTTTGAGTATAATTATCAAAAAAACTATATGGCATATCTTATCTCCATGTCGTAATGATTAAAGCATGGCCGCTATCCATACCAGCTGTCGTTGTGATTGTATTTTTACCTGTCATGGTAAAATCTAAATTTTCATCTAGCAAATAACCATTCAAATATACCATGATTGTCGCTGAATCGAACAATAAGGTGTTGCCATAATTATCGGCTCCAGTAAATACAGTATCTCCAGAATCTGCTTCAAAGAAATACTTGCTAAACGAAAGAGCTCGAGATTGTACATAAGCAGAATCTACTAAAGCTATTGTAGCCGCAGAATCTAATGAACTTGTTCCTTGAAGAGCGGTAACTCGACCATCTAGATCGGTGAAGTTGCCGTCTAGTTCAGCATGAGTAAGTTCCACTCCTTTCGTGCTTCGTAATGTGATTGTCATGTTTGTCTCCTAAACGTTAACTACTATCCGCAGTCGGTATTATTCTTCTAATATAGCCATAATCTCCAGCGCTATCAGCTGATACACCTCCGCCTTGACCATCAGAATCAGCACGCGATATAATAGTTTCTACGGATATATCTGAATCTTTCAATCCACCATCCATAATAAACATTTCTGTGTTGACTTCTGTAATGATCTTCGATTCTCTGTCGACTGGACCATAATAAGAAAGTTTCATTTCAAACGAAAGTGTGTAAATGATAGTGCGTCGTTGTGCTATTGCTCCATCAAAATCATCTTGAAAATCTACACCAGTTATGATTACTGGTATATCTTCAACAAAATCGCTGTATAAATCAGCAAAAGGTTTTATGGTGACTGTATACTGTGGGTTAAATGTTGGCAGTATTTGTTCTACAAGTTGTAAACAGTCATCATGAGATTTGGCATATATGTTTAATTGAAAGTTGATAGTATATGGAACAGGAGAATACATCTTCGATCTTTTTGTAATCGTCGAAGCTGGTTGATTCAATGAGCTTAACTTAGTTAATTGACGAGTTGCATCATAAGATATGCCATTAATCTCAAAAGACATTCTCGGCAACTTAACTGCTAGCTTTTCTCCACCATCCTGTAAATCTGTATTCTCGCGTATACGATCTAAATATTTTTCTTTTGGTGCATATGCAAGTGGCACCTTAATTTGATTAATTGTTTGGCCTGCACTATTATGACGCATCACATACAAGTTATTGAACAGTCTACCAAATAAGGCTACTGCTTTCCTTGTTTTTTCATGATAGAAATATTCACCAAACATTATTGATTCTCCGGATCACCAAATGGATTTGTTTCTGAGAAGTCTAAGAAATCATCTGAAACTGTACTAAAGTCATCATTCTGCTCATTTTCTGAAACTTTATTCAATTCAACTACACTTTGTACTGTAAGACCAAGTAAACCAGTTCCACGTGATGTATTTATTATTTGTGTACCACTGCTATCACCTGAAATGAAGTTTCTAAATTTACCGTCTTCTGCACCAACATGTGTGAGATATAGACGACGACAAGAATCACCAGCAGAATCTAACTTATAGCGAACGACTTCACCTTTCATCTTCGTGCCATTTGACAAAGTTTGATAGATATTATCACCAATCCTGTAATCACTATCAACTGTGCTGCCGCCAACGACATTGACAACTGGTATAGAATTATATCCATTGCCAGAATCAGTGATGGTGATTGTGTTTACTCCACCATTTCCTATAGTAACTGTAGCTGTTGCACTGTCTGTAGCAAATCCATCTATTGTGATAGTTGGTTGTACGTTAAAGTAAGTTCCTCCATCAAGTATAGTAATTTGTTTAATTCTACCTGGAGATTGATTGACATAGTTGACGGCCGAATATCCGAATGCCACATAATTACTGTCATTTGCCATCGTCACATTAAATACTGGCTTTTTAGGTGCCTTCAAACATAGTTCATACTGATAAGTACTTGTGGTCTCAATACCATCAATATCGGCAACTCCAGTATCGAAGTCTTCTCCAGTATACTCGAATAGTTGAGCACGAAGTTTAAAAACTGGTATATCTTCGATTTGATAAAATGGTTGCTCATGCTCAACATGCATAATTTGAAACATCTTTTTTGTCAAAGGCAAATAAATAACATCACCTTCAACAGGACGTTGTGCTAACAACTCATTATCGTATCTAGCTACCTGCGCAGCCCATCTACGTCGTGATACTATAAACGTAGCTTCGTCTCTTATCTCTACTCCAAATCTCGTAAAGAGATCACCTTCACCATCAAATCCTTCTGTATTCTCAATATACATCTCGATCTTATAAGATGAATTAAAACTAGACTCAGGATCTGCACCAAAAACAGTATCGTAATTTACTAAATCACGAGGTAAATAGTACACATCCTGACCATAGATCTGCATAGCCTCAATAACGAGGTTTTCATACAGTTCCATTTCAGATCTGACTTTAGGTGAAAAGTAGAAGTTTCTCGCCATATTATCCTACCATGAGAGGTGGAGGGAATGAGAAATCTTCGTGGATCCTTTCTTTCAGCCGCTCTATCTCTGCCGTTGCATCATCATACAATTGTCTACCGTTGAACGTCACACCACCAGGCAACTGGACGCCTTCAAATTTGATTAAGTTTGTACCCCACTGTTGTTTAATTAACTGAGTGGTATATTCTTTTAACCACCAATCATTAAATACAGAAGTATTCGTTGTATCTACTAACTGATATACATCGAGAACAATAAAATCTCCAGCTTTAATATCACCGTCTTGGAAATCTCCGTGTATGTAAAGTCTATCTTCATGACGTGACCATTGAACCTGTGGTAATCCGTTCAACTTCATATCAAGTATAGAAAGATATTGCTGCATTTGTTCGTAATATGCTAAATCACCAGCAAAATTTTGTAAGTCTGCTATATCATTTAACATCATTTGATATTTTATATCAAAGAAATTAAATGAGGTGCCAAAAGCAGAGGAAATTGGAAACATCTTATTTACAAATAAGATATTCGTAGGAATAGGTATAAACTCGTTACTGACGTCAGTCGCTGTAATTTGATGCTTTAAGAAAGTACGTACAGTTGCATCGAAATGATACTCTTGCCAATACTGCAAAGCCTCATCTACACGATCTTCAATCTGATCTTCATCGACGTTAATCTCGAGAACTGGATCCCCAAGTTTTCTTTTACAATATTCGATTAAGTCTTGTCTACTAGCAGGAGGTGCCATTATAGTCTCCGATTTTTAAAAATCTTTGGACTATTTATATGTTTTAGGATCCTGAGTCGAACCAATTAAATCCGTCGTTCCCACCAGTTGAGTAGTTATAATTATTTGCGGTCGCAACAATTACGTTATTGTCCATGATAAGCGCACCATTAAAATTTCCTACAGAACTGCTGCTACCAGAGGTGCCACCACCAGCCATTCCGGTATTTGTCACATCACCTTGAATTATGTTAGTTAATGAATATTGAGCACTGTCTAAGTTGTAAATATAAATCTGGCCAGCGCCGGCACGTATTTCAGTGCCGTCAGCAGACTCTGCTGATCCGTAAGGAGCACCTACAATAATTGTATTTCCATCGGCAGACACGTCAAGAGAAATGCCGAAGTACCTGTTTTCGACGCCTGACCTATTTCCAGCAGAGTCTGGATATAACTCTTGAAATAGACTATATGCATCTGATCCAGTTGCTCCATCACTATCTCTTTTCCATATCTGAACTCCGCCAGTGTACAAGTTATTTCCTGGATTTTGGTTGGCATCTGCGTTTACTGCAAATTGATTCGAGTTCGATCCTGGCGGATACATACCTGTAGTCGGTCTTAAAGTCGGAATTGACCATGCAATAGTTTCAGCATCGCTATCCATCGAAACTGTCATAGATTGTGAAAAAGCATTACCGTTTCCAGAAATAAATTTGCTAGCATTAGACCCCGAATTTACAGGCCAAAGCTTTTGTTGATATTCCCACATGTCACCATATACACCAACTCTTTTGTAAACATAGCACGCTCCAGTCCTTATATTAGTTCGAGGAACAGTAGATCCATACGAGGCAGAAGTAGCTGCCATCCAATTTCCGTCTGAAGATACAGAAACACTCATACCAAATTTTGAAGATTGAACAACATCTGGGCATTCAATAACTTGTTGAACGGCTGGATTCCAAGTTGTTCCAGTTCCAGTTCTACTAAAACAAATTAAAGCACCCGCGTAAGATAGACTGTTTGAATACCAATAAGGATCGCCTAAAACCCAGTAAGTTCCAGTCTTGTCCGTGTCCATTTCACCTATTTGATCCATATCGTTATTGATAGATGAAGTTGGAAGAGATCCAAAGGTACTTTGTACATAAGTATTTAATTGATAATTCGTAGCGGTATTAAGTAAGGTACGATTTGGATATGCTCCTTCTACTTTTCCAATTCGTAAAGTATGAGAAGGCCTGTTATCAGTGGTCATTGCAAAATAATCTCCGCCTATAGCCACTGCAGCCCCACATTGCCAGTTTCCATTGCCTAAAGATGGTCTATGCCATAGACCGTTCCAATTTCTAGAATTATCATCCCAAGTGTGCAGTTCAATACTTCCATAATTACTATAGCCGTTTGAGCTTTGTGAGAAAGGAGCACCTGAAATAAACTCGATATAGCCGGGGGCTTTATTCTTTTTCAATCTATGAAATGACTCTTTGTTAGTACCTTGACCCGCAGGTGTATTATGCAATTTAAAATTGAATGTAGGTGAATTCCATTGTGGTGCAAAGCTACCATCTGCATTTTGACCTGCTGTGCCAAAATTAAGTTTGAGATCTCGAGATATTGATGAAATTGCAACTCCGTCATTAACGTTAAACGTTAATCTGGTGGTCGTAGTTGTGGCTGATCCTTGTGCTTTAGGTGTTACAACAAATCGAGCAGAATCATTTGCTTGTGTTAAAGTACCAGACGCTAGTCCACTGAAATCACCATCTGAATCCACAGTAAATGTAAGTGGATTTGTACTGTCATTTCCAGTTATGATAAATGTGGTAGTAGTAACTCCATCTTTAGCTAAACTAATTGTTCCTTGTGGTGTTACTGTAATTGTAGGATCTTCATTCGTCAATTCGTTCTTAAACCAATTTATTCCATTAGAAAAGTAGAATCGATTCTGATTTTGAGCATAATAAATTGTTCCTTCATTATCACTCGCATTAGGAAGAACATTAGCTGCAGATATCACTTCAACACCAGGAGCTGAACGATTTGCTATATAATTAGAATCAATTATTCCAATCACTTGAGCTGAATCTGTCCCTTCGTTTTGTGCAAGTAGTCTTAAGCTACCAGTGTTAGCAGCTTCAGTAGCTCCAAGAATTTGTGCAATATCTCTACTTCTTGACATCTCTTATCCTTTTGACTTTATTTATATTACGCTGAGTCATACAATTTATTTAGAACACCGTTGTAATACGGACTTGAAGCTACTCCAACATCTGTAATGAATTTAGCTTTACCGTAGTATCCAATTGGTATATAACCATGTCCGTACGCATTATTCCGACTACCTTCAACCCAGTTACGAGCAAGAAACTGTCCTCCCGAAGAATCTTGACTGTAGAACATTCCTACTCCACTGATGCCACTTCTTCCTGATGTTTTATAATTGGTATCAGTAGGAGCTCCAATAAAAACTGCATTGCCTTGACCGTTTATGCAAACTGTAGTTCCAAAATAATTATTTTCTGCCCTATAGTCATAGTTCTGAGAGGATGGATCACCAATGCCCTCAAACTCAACCGGATGTAAAGTCTGAAAATGATTCCAAGTTGTACCTGATCTTTTATAAATTAGTGCAGCTCCTTGTACATACTGTGTAGTTGAATATCTACTAGGAGGGTGGCCACCTATTATGAGTGTGTTACCATCATCACTTATTCCGATATCATATCCCCAATATATCGCAGCCGCATCAACGCCATTCGGTACTCGATTCCAGTTAGAATTATGAGCATTAACAGCCGCGGTAGTAAAAAGATTGTCCCAATCTGAAACCTGTGGTTGAATTGATGCCTGAATTGCAAACTCATTAGAACCGGCACTATCTCTTGTAAATACATGAACTTTACCGTATGTTGACGCTGAAAACGGTGTTGGACCTTCTGCATAAGATTCACCGACAGCTAAAGTTAATCCATCTTCTGTCATTGCTAACGAATTTCCAAATCGATTATTTGGTCCTGCCTGAGGAGATGGAATCTCCTGGACTTCTGACCATGTATCTGCTCCATCATCTTTGCGATAAATAAATATTCTTCCAGATCCACCACCATTTTTGCCATCGAGTCCATGACCCATTACAACTATATCTCCAGATGAATCACATGCTAGTGGAACTCCATATGTATACGAGAAAGACTGATTAATATCGGCCGGCGGATCAAATGCATTTGCAGGTAGATTTGACAATGACGATCCATTAATTTTCCAAGCATACGGTTTATTATAAGTTGTAGCAGTTGTGGATGTATAACACGCAAAAATATAATTACGACTACATGCCATAGCCCCGTAAGCTGTTCCATAGTATTGATCAGTTCTGCCAGAAACGTCGTTGATGCTATGATAACTTCGGTATGTCCAAATACCATTAACGAGCTGATACCAGCCAAAGGCTCCATATTGTGATGGATGATAACTATTACCAATCATCATCACGCCAGCGGCTCTACACACTGCATAATTTGTACCACACTGTGCACTATGACCTCCTGCACCTAAGTCGGTTTCTTGTATTGTTTCATAAGTTGGTCCACCAGTACCAAAGAGAAGTCTTAGTGTTCTTTGTGAAGATGCAATCGACTGTCCATCAGAAACTCTAAAAGTCAACTGAGAAAAGTTAGTAGTGGCGGCTGCTTGACTTTTAGGAGTGATTGTAAACACAGAGGAATCTTGTGATACTGTACCGAGACCACCGAAATTACCATCAGATTCTACAGAGAAAGTTAATGTAGCGCCTGAATCTGCGTCAGTCGCAGTGAGTCTGACAGTTGTCGATGTAGTATCAGTTGCAAGAATAATAATGCCTTCAGGAGAAACTGAAAGAGTAGGATCTTGATTTACAACTGCCATCGGAAACCATGCATCTCCGATTGACACATAAACTTTATTTGCATCATCTACATAAGCGAGACTACCTTCGGCTCCGGAAGAAGGAGGTAAAGAAGCTAGAGTATTGTAAACCGTGATTCCAGCACCTCCGCCTCCACCACCGCCCGTAGCAGCATCGACTGCTGAATCAACTAAACCTCGTATTGATGTAAGTGTTGCCATATTAGTTCTCTGTTAATATCCAACCGTTCGAGTCATTGTAATATACAAGACCGATCGCGGCTCGGTTAATGTTAATAATTAGATCACTATCACTGCCTAAAATCTTTTGTGTACTCTGAATAGTGATATTGTTTGTTGCTGCATTGCCAGATCCATCTATGATTCTTACTTCATCACCTAATGTCGCTCCAGCTTGTAAAGTTATGACTTTACCTGACGTTTTAGTATTTACTATCTTGCGATCACCAGGCACTGCGATAAACGATGATGCAGCTTCAGTCCAAGTTAATCTTTCGTTTATAGCTGAATCTGCAACCGTACTAGCCGCTGCAGTTGCAAGAGGTGTAATTTGTGCTGAGTCTAAGCCAGCAGTAATCGTAATCGTTTTTGTTCCAGAACCATTGCCAGTTGCTACAACTCCACTACCGACAAAATCAAGAGTAGTTGCTGAAACTGTTAGCGGTGTACCTTCATTCGCGATTGTGAATCCAACTGAAGCACCTAAACGAGCAGCAACATAAGCTGAATCAACGAGAGCAAACATATCGTTTGAGTCAAGTCCAGGTAATGGTGAATTACCTAAGAACCTTTCAACCAGTAGAATGTCTCCTGAGTCTGCAGCTTCTGTAAGTACTACACTATTACTATTCGTAGCTGTAAAATCTGATGAACTTAAAAGCAAACCGTTAAGGTACACAGCCAACTTTCCAGGATTATATTCTAAATTTACACCGTTGTTATCGTTTCCTGAAAATACTGTTTGATTAGAAGTTGCAGTATATTCGAACTGAGTTCGTGTTAAGGGAAGCTGTATGCCACCATCAAATACGATATCTCCATAAGCTACAAATTGAACATCATCACCTAATAAAGCTGGTTGATTCAATGTAAATGAGAAGGTGTCTGTTGCAGTATAATCTGTTGGAGCAAGTAAGATACCATTTAGATAGACAAGCTTTGATCCAGCAGGAGAATATCTAAGTTCTTTTCCGTTCAGATCAATTCCGATAAACTTTGTCTGCGCAGAGTCTGCTGTATAATAATAAGCTGTCGCTCTATCATTAGCAGAGGTAAAGACAGATACGATATAAACATCACTGCTTACTGAAGTTCCGCTGACTGTTATACTAGTACCGTTTGCAGTTGTATAATCACTTGAGCTTAATAATATACCATTCTTATGGACTTGCACTTGATTATTACCAAATGCCATACTATTTCCAGTAAGAACTGCTGTACCAGTTAGACCAGTAAATTTATATTCTCGATAATTAACACCTGCAATATTATTTGATATAGTATTGACAATTGATAAGAAATCATCAGAGTCTGCAGCAAGTGTCAATGTTATCGAAGTATTAGTTGCTACATAGTCATTTGTTTCAGAAAGTAAAATACCATTTAAATATACCTCAGAGATACCATTTGCAAGATTTAAATTTGTACCTTTATCATCAGCACCTGTAAATACTGTCTGGCCAGAATCTGCAGTAAATTCATATGAATTAGAAAACAGTGTCGATTGACCCGTTCTACCAGTTGTTTCAATAACTGTTAAAGAATATCCGCTATCTGCTGCTTCTGTTAATGTGATTGCACTACTAGTTGCAGTAAAGTCAGTAGTATCTTCGAGCAAAATACCATTTAGATAAACTTCGATATGATCTGTCGATACAGACAAAACATTGCCAAACTTATCGCTATCTGTAAATATAGTTTGACCTGAATCTGCTTCATAAATGAATTTTGTTACTGAAAGAATGCCAGTGGTTATATCTTCAATTCTTGATGAAATATAACTTGAATCAATAGTTGCATTTATTAGAGTGAGTGTTGCTGCTGAATCGACTCCGCTTGCAGGAGTAATTGCTGTATGCTCAAAGATCTGTAAAGTATCGTTTGAATCAGCACCAGTTACTAGTGTGATTGTGCTACTGTCTGTTTCTACATAGTCATCAGTTTCAACAAGGAGAATACCATTTAAAAAGACTTGTGTATTAGATAAATGTTTCTCATAGCTTAATGTGGTACCATTATCATCAGCTCCAGTAAATACTGTTTGGGCCGCGGTGGCAGTATATGTAAATACATCGATTGCATTAGCAGCATCGCCGCTTCCACCACCGCCTCCACCAGAGTTAGTAGATGGATTAAAAGTAAATACTCCAGTTGAGTTATCATATGATAGTTGTCCACCGCCTGACGCTGTACCTGTAGTTACAGATATGCCTTGCCTTGCAGTAGCGAGAGTAATACCAGCTCCAGTGTATCGTGCTGTGATATAATTTGAATCAACTAAATTGATAACGGCGGCAGAATCGAGGCCACCACCTCCTCCTCCACCACCACTACTACGAGCAGCTACATAAGCTGAATCGACTGTTGATGTAATGAGAGATATAGTTGCAGCAGAATCAACTCCTGCACTCGTAATGTCACTCAGTAACGCAAACGTACCACTTGAATCTGGTAAATTGATTATATTATCAGCAGTAGGATTGATCGCTTGAATTTTAGTTTCATTATTATTTGTCGAATCACCTTCGAATGCGATACTAGTAATACTGTTAATATTCTGATCAAGTTCTAATGTAACGTTATTAGCGGCAATGCCTGCATTAATTTGGCCAGTAGTTCCTAAGAACGTTAATGTTTCTGTTGCGCTGTTAAACGTATGTGTACCAGTATTAGCCGCTAGACCGAAAGTTGTTCCTGGTGTTCTTGCTGCAACGTACGCGCTATCAACAACACCTTCAACACGAGCATTTGTATAATATAAGTTTGTACCTTCTGCAAGATCAGTAGTTGTAAATCCTGTAAAGTTACGAGTTTGCACGAAGATTGCATTACCCATATAGCCATGATTTGCACACTGATAATGTAGAACTGGAGGAGTTGCGTCTGTAATTTCAATTTCTACATACGAACCATTTTGCCCAGCTGATATGCCGCTTGTAGTCACGCCTGCAGTATATTGAGTCGTCTTACCAGCATCATAATAGAATTGAATTGGATGCGATCCATTTGTTACATTTGATTGGTCAAAGCGATACTTATTACCTGGAACCATCTGAATAAATGGTGATTCCATGCCATTAACTGTGTACCCATTTGAAGAACCTTGACCTTCATAACGGTGTGCAGTTGTCTTTGAACCAACTGAAACTGTAAATACTGTAGCATCAGAATCATGCACATACATAATTCTTTCAAGATTCTTAATACCTTCAGTGCTTATTGTTTCGTCAAAGATATCGATAACTTCTGCAGAATCAAGTATATTCGGTCTATTATTTAGATTATTATAATTTAGATAATATGTTCCGTCTTGACCATCAAGTTCGTCAGCATTTATTCCCAGCGCATCAATAGTTGCTTTATCAACAGTAGGTATAGTAGGAGTAGATGTGAAGTTATTATAGTTTAGATAATATGATCCATCTTGACCATCGAGAGTATCAGCGTCGATTCCTTCGACAGTTTTTATATAGTTGGAATCAACGATTGATAATACCTGTGCAGAGTCTACAGTTGATACTCTCGCGTTAATATACGCAGAGTCGATAAGTGCTATGACTTCAGCAGAATCGAGTAATTGATCGAAGTTTAGCTGTCTAGCTCTTACATAAGCAGAGTCGACTAACGCAATCACTTCTGCTGAATCGACTGATATTCCTCTAACTTGATCTGAATCGAGATAATGTGTTTGACGTGCTTGAACATATGCTGCGTCGATTAGATTTATCGCGTCTGCGCTATCGAGAAATGGTGCTTCTGATATACGCGCAAGCACATAAGCAGAATCAACTTTATCTTCAACAAAATTATTGATTGTAACATTAACTGTATTGTTAGAATCATCAAACGCAGCTCCGATATCTGAGTCTACACGGGTCTTTGTATAGTATAAGTTTGTGCCTTCACTAAGATCTGAAGTAGACTTAGCGGCAAAATCAGCATCGAATCCTAAC